CTACACTCTCGCCGAATCTCTCTGAATTCTTATTCTCGATCGTTAAAGAATCCCATTAGTCCCAGATAATTTCTAGCCGTCTTATCACCGTTCTTCGCACGTTCCATAAGAAGGTCCAAAAATTCATCATCACTTCTATCTTTCTTCAACCGTCTAAAATCTTCAGAGTCCTCATATTCTTCCATAAACCTTTCGGCCATATCTTCAATATCGTCTTCAGCGGGAGTCTCTTCCAAGTCATTCGCAGCTTCGACATAATCTTCATTCGAGTAAATTTCTTCTTCTTTACTCTGCCTAAGTTCCCTTCGAGCAAACCGTTCGTGCAGCAATCTTTCCCTTGCTTCCTTTCTCTCTTTCACTTTCTGTTGCCACTTTTTGTACTTCAAATCTTTCTCAGCGTTGGTTTTACCCATCAACTGAGACTGTTGACTTTTCCCGTACTTGGGCATAGGAGGCTCCAAAGAGGAGGCAAATGTTGTAACATTATCATTGGAAATATTGATGCCATCACGTGAATACATTTCCACCAATTCATCATCTGTAAACGCTAATCCTGCCTGTCCGTCTTCACCAACTAACTCACCTTCATTCGCTTCCACAACGAATTTCTGCATTTTAGTAGGATTCCTCATATATTTTTCGGCAAACGCTTCAGGATCCATAGTAGCAAAGTCCATCATCGTATCATAAGAAGGGAGACCATCCTTTGGAGTTATCCCCATTTCTTTTGCATACACCAGATAAGACTGTACCCCATCCTCCATAAGCGAGTGCTCACAAGAGATAGAAAATTCCGCCTCTTTCTCCTTTGCTATCAACACATTATACATCTCATGTATTTTCTGAGCTAAGAGAGGGTAGAACCAACCACCTGCAAAATATATTCCGGCTAAACGTTCCGCACGGACTTTGTCTGTCAAATTCCGACTTCCGTGGATCACCAAGGACGCACCCAATTTTATCGCATCCTGCGTAACCATAACATACCGTCGTTCTCCGTTATGATCTACGACTCTAACACAACATTGTAGAAAAGGGAGAGAAACTCCATCCTCCAATAATTGATTCAAATTGGCACAATATTGTCCAGGAAGCTCTTCAAAAGGTACATTCACATTAAAATCTTTAAATTCAAAGTTAAACTTAACTTTGATCATTTCTAGAATCACTTGTAAATGCTCTGAAACATTCTCCTTGGTCACTACATGCACCCGCATATAATCCTTTATTAAAGCATGAATCTCCGCAGAACTAAAAATATTCCGTTCAGTGGTACCAGGAATACCACTAAATAAAGAGTTCATCTTCTCCACAACCACTCCTCCCCCCAAATGCATATAATGATGGTAAGAAATGTAAGAAGAGATAGTTAATAGGTGGTCATAAAGCTTTGGCATTTTAAAAACCATATTTATGTAAGCGGAAAATCGAAAACCAGCAGCACTAAGTGTGCTCATATCCATCGCACGAACGTCTGGCGCATAAATATGAAACGAACCGTCAGGATAAACGATCAACCATAATTGATCATCTCCATAACTAATAGCATAAAACTCCGTTCGATCACTTTTCTTTGACAGACACCCCACGATCCAGTTTATAATCTTCTCACCACCACCATGAAAGACACTCAGCCTATAAGCACTACAAGAATCACTATCCTCCCAGAAACTCAACATTCGTGAAGATATTGAATGAATGAGCATTTTACATAACAAACGAAACATTAGGGGTTGACACCCATAAGGGCGCACCTTTTTGTTCCAATCGTCCGTAGGCAACGCTTCATCCTTTCGTTTTAACACAAACGTATTCATTTCAGGGTACTGAATAAGAAATTCCTTCAAGTACGTTATTGCTTCTCCCCTCTTTTCACACTCCTTTAAACCACTCAAGAATTTATTAGCCCAATACAAACCGTGCTCTAAAATACTTACTTCTTCATCCAATAAATGTTTGTCTTTATGGTATTCTAGTGGCAACAAAGTTCCACCACCCACCTTTGGAGCAACATTCTTGTCGTGGAGAAATAAGTAAGGAAGACCAGCATCCGCTTTTGGATTTAATTCTTGTAAACATTGTGATTCAGGGTCCAAAAATTCCTCATAAACATACTCCTTGGTCGAAAATTTAAGTACATTCTCTATCCCAGTCATCATTCGATAATCAGCAGTCTTTGGTAGAGTCATTTGTGTAACCATTCGATTAAGAACGGCCCTTCGAGTCCCGTTGGAACGAACGAGACCACTAGCTCTGACTCCTATCAAATCACCAATAAATGGAATGGAACGGACATTCTTGTACATAAATTTATCAGGTCCATAGAATATGTTTGGTTGCGTCCAGGCAAAGCCTTTACCAGTATGAGGTACTAGTATCGCTTTCATAGGTCTGCACACTCCTTTCTTGATCAATGCCTCTGCCATTTGACTGGGAGTGACATCCGACCCTTTCGGGGGTACAAAGACTACTATATTTTCTGGACTAACCATGTTACTCACACTCTCTTCCTCCTCTGGTCTCTTCCTTCTGCCTTTGTTCTCTTTCTTTCCAAACTCTTGCATAATTTCTTTAGCAGTTTTAGAAGGATTGGTTCTAGCAAGGGAAGACATTTTGAGTTGTAATGAGTGTGTGTTTAACGTTGCTGATCTTAATTATTCATTCAGTAAGGAGATCAGAACCCTTACTGAGTGAACGGAGGAGTTAGACCCCCACTATTGCTTCTTGAGTTTTATTTCCTCAAGAAGCTTTTGAAGTATACCGTCGTCAGGTATTTTTGACGAAGGTTCCTTCTTCTCCAACTTGGAGAATAAAGCACTCTCGAGCCGATTCAGACGTTCTACCACATCACTAGTCGCCTTTCCTCCCCTATTGCGCTTCTTACTCAACCTTTCACTCAAGAGAGTTCCGATGGGAGTCACCACAACATCGCCAATACCCGCATCATCTACATTTGGCAACCAAATTGAAAAACTTTCGGTTACATCACCGCTCAATTGTAGACCAAGAGAGACTATACCTTCCGTAACGAGTGGATTCGATATAGCCAAATCCACTGCAAATACATATGGGACAGTATCATTTATCCACATTAGAACGGGAGAAATTGAAGAAGAGTGTGAGAAAGAACCTACAGGAACCACATACACCGGTGGAGGGGAATGTGTGAGTAAGTAACTTATCTGCACAGTTATGATGAATTTACCAACGGCTCCTCCCGTATTGGTAAGTTGAATAATTGCATTACTACCACTTCCAGAAAACGCGACATCAAAATTCAGATTGTCGGTCGAAGTAACAGTGCCTAAGGAGAAGGCACCGTTATTCCCAGCGGTATTAAAAGCAGCGTGAAAAGAAGGAACGTTATTAGTAGTGAGAGACTCTAAAATGGGGCGAGAGAGCACGACATCATATGTAATCCACAATTCACCAATGGTATCGCCAGGGGTTTGTTGACCTTGCGTGGCCACGGTTGTTTTTCCCCAAAAATCCAATCGAGCATCACCAGACACTTCAGAAATGTCAGTAACACCTGGTTGCACAAATAAATTCGCTGCATGTAATCTAGAAGGATCACACTCGACAGGGTGTATCATATGTTTATAAGGTACACAATCAGTACCAAATTCCGAGTCTAACAAATCTTTCTTGTTAGTGAAATTATTATCGTACACGTCATAATCAGTAGCCATCATCACACTCCCCATTCCTGAGGTAGTGGTTCCGACTGCTGTTGCAGACAGCGTCTTGTAAACAAAACAAACACCTTCATATCTGTACATCTCAAAGTACTGAGCAAACTGAGACAGTAAAGCATGCAGGGCGGGGTTTCCCGGATTCAACAAATAATCGTTAGTTCCAAATAGTGTCGTCGAGTTGATATCACTTATATATTCGGCATGAATCATACGCATATCCGATGTGCCATCTCCGGCATTCATAAATTGAGGGGGACGCCCTAAACCAGGTAGTTCAGAGAAACCTTCCATAAAAGAATTCCTCTTCACTTTATACGAACCTAGTCCGAACAATTGCGACAACCAACCACCAGCAGTCGATCCAATAGGACCAGACCCTTCGGATATAGCGTCTGCAATTCCTCCCCCTAAACTACTGAGAATGTTATTGTAGGTAGATTTACCACTTGCAGTGGGCGCTTTTAAAGAATTGTGGAGATCCAAAAAGTAGTCGCCTTTTCCATAGATGCCCGTCATCGGGTTATCTCTGGCAAGACGAAGAACTTTATCTCCACGCTTCTTTTGTGCGTTCGTCGCTTCAAATGGACCATTCTTCCCTTCAATAGTCACCTTCATTAATTTATTTTTCTCTCGTGCTCGCTTTCTACGGGCCGCACGAGCCAATTTTTGATTATCAGTTAATGGCATCTTGGTATGTGTTAGTACTTTTCTTGTTTGAAACAATAACTGTTTCAGACAGGAAACAACTGGACTCATAACGAATAGTACACGTCACATCACTACTCGGGATATACTCTACACGTAGGTGTAGAACTATACCACTTGCGTGAAAAATACACCGGGACTCTTAAACCAAGAGTCTCT